CTATATTTAGAGGATGCCCCCATAGATGGAAACTTCAGTATAAAGATAAAATTAAACGATTTACATCTTCTATCCATACTGTTTTTGGAACCGCTGTCCATGAAGCAATGCAACATTATTTAGATGTAGCATATGAAAAATCTTTTGCAGCTGCTGATAGAGATATTAACATAGAAGAATATTTCCAAGAAGCATATATAAGTGAATACCAAAAACAATACAAATCAAATAATTCAGAACATTTCTCGGATGCCTCAGAAATGAGAGAGTTTTTTGAAGATGGGGTTGCTATTTTAGAATGGTTCAAGAAAAAACGTAGTAAATATTTTAGTAAAAAGGGTACATATTTAGTAGGTTGTGAAATACCTATTGTAGTAGCACCAAATAAAATGTTAAATAACGTGTTATACATGGGGTATCTTGATGTTGTCACATATCATGAAGCAACAGAGACATTCAAAATAATCGACATAAAGACAAGTACTAGTGGTTGGAATGATTATGCCAAAAAAGATGAAAATAAACAATTTCAATTATTACTATACAAACAATATTTTTCAGAACAATATGGAATACCTTTAGATAAGATTGAAATTGAATTTTTTATCCTTAAGAGGAAAGTATTAGATCCAGATGATGAAAAACTTATGTCACCATATCAATCTTATAGAGTGCAACAATTTACACCACCAAGTGGTAAAATTAAACTATCAAGAGCAAAAAATGCTATTAATGATTTTATTAATGAATGTTTCAATTCAAGTGGAAAAATAAAAGAAGCGGATTACCCAAAATCACCTTCTAAATGGAATTGTAATTTTTGCCCTTATGGAGAAGAAAAAGAGTTATGTGGAGCCAAACAGCATTTTTCGTAGGTTCACACATACGTATATATAATAAATAATGTTTTAATAAATAAAGACTATGAGTAATTCAAAAAAGATGACACTAACTAGTGTTAAAGTTCAAGGTGATTTATTCGAAAATTTTAAGATTGAATGTGTAAAACGTAAGTTTTCATTTCAAAAATTAGCAGATCGTGCTCTATTTTTGTACCTTACAAATGAGGATTTCCGTAAACAAATAACCAATCAAATAAATATCGAATTATAATTTTATGAATAAAGATTTTAATCATATCCCTAAGGATAAAAGAAAAAAAATACTATTAATTTGTGATGATATTAGAGTACACTCAGGAGTAGCAACAATAGCAAAGGAAATAGTATGTGGTACTGCTCACCATTTTAATTGGGTTCAAATGGCTGGTGCTATAAAACACCCAGAAAAAGGTAAAAGGTTAGATTTATCTCCAAGTACTAATGAGGAAGTAAAAATAGATGATGCTTCTGTATTATTATATCCAACTGATGGTTATGGTGATTCCAGAATATTAAGAGAAATACTTAATATTGAAAAACCAGATGCTATTATGTTATTTACAGATCCTAGATATTTTACTTACATATTCAATATGGAACAAGAAATTCGTAAAAAAATTCCTATTGCCTATTTAAATATTTGGGATGATTATCCTGCCCCAATGTACAATAAACCATATTATGAGGCTTGTGATTTACTAATGGGTATTTCAAAACAAACAGTAAATATTAATAAAATAGTATTAAAAGACTGTAAAAAAGATAAAATATTTAAATATATCCCTCATGGTAAAAACCCGGATATTTATTTTCCTTTAAATGAAGAAACAGAAGAATTTAAATCTTTTAAGAAAGAATTATTTAGAGGAGAAAAACCAGAATTTGTAATATTATTTAATTCTAGAAATATTCGAAGAAAACAAATCCCAGATACTATATTAGCCTTTAGATCATTTTTAGATTCTTTACCCAAAGAAAAAGCTAAAAAGTGTAGACTTATATTAAAGACTGAAATGGTTACTGATGCAGGTACTGATTTAGATAAAGTTAGAGAATATATTTTAGGTGAAAATTATTTAGATAATTGTATTATATTAGAAAATAAGTTTTCAGAAAAACAACTAAATTATTTATATAATATAGCAGATGTTCAAATTCTATTAACTTCAAATGAGGGTTGGGGGTTAACCATTACAGAAGCTATGCTTGCAGGAACACCTTATATAGCAAATGTTACAGGTGGAATGCAAGACCAAATGAGATTTGTAGATAATAAAGGTAAATGGTTTGAACCAGATACTAATATCCCATCAAACCATAAAGGTACTTATAAGAAACATGGTGAGTGGGCATTTCCAGTATATCCTACATCTAGATCTATTCAAGGTTCTCCTTCAACTCCTTATATTTTTGATGATAGATGTAAATGGGAAGATGCTTGTGATAGGATAAAAGAAGTATATGCTTTAAGTAGTGAAGAACGAAAAAGTAAAGGATTAAAAGGCAGAGAATGGGCTTTAAGTGATGAAGCTGGATTTACATCTGACCATCAATCTAATAGAGTAATAGAAGCCTTTAACGAATTATTTAGTACATTTAAACCTAGAGAAAAATATGAGTTAATTAATGCTACTGAACATAAAGGAAATTTTTTAACACATAAAATAACATATTAATGAATAAACCAAGATTTGTAATTTCATCCCCTTTTGATACCTACAGTGGATATGGAGCACGTTCACGTGACATTATTAAATCCATAATAAAAAGTGACAAATATCAAGTTGAATTATTATCACAAAGGTGGGGAGATACTTCATGGGGTTTTTGTAAAGAACACCCTGAATGGGCCTTTTTACTTAATTATTTAGGTAATAGAGAATGGCAACAAACACCAGTTGATTATTGGATGCAAATAACTATACCAAATGAATTTCAACCCGTGGGTAAATTTAATATAGGAGTGACAGCAGGTATAGAATCAGACCAAACAAAACCTGAATGGGTTGAAGGACTAAATAAAATGGATTTAAATTGGGTTTCTTCAAATCATGCAAAGACAGTATTTGAAAATGCTTCATTTGATAAGATTGATAAAAGAACAAACCAAAAATCTGGGGTATTAAAATTAGAGAAACCAATTGAAGTTGTATTTGAGGGTGTTAATTTAGATACTTATAAGACATTGAAACATTCAACTAAGAGTGTTGATTTATCTGATATAAAAGAATCTTTTTGTTATTTATTTGTGGGGCATTGGATGAATGGTAATTTTGGGCATGATAGGAAAAATGTAGGAGTTTTAGTAAAAGAATTTTATGACACCTTTAAGGATATTAAAGGATCTAAGCCCGCTCTTATTCTAAAAGCTTCTGTAGGAACTTCTTCCTATGTAAGTAGAGAGGAAATTTTAAATAAAATTGCTAAAATTAGACGTAGTATAAATTCTAAAAATCTTCCTAATGTATATCTTCTAAATGGTGATTTTACTGATAAAGAAATGAATGAGTTATATAATCATTCTAAGGTGAAAGCTATGGTTACAACTACTAAGGGAGAAGGATTTGGTAGACCTTTATTAGAATTTTGCACTACAGGAAAACCCATTATAGCTTCTGGTTGGTCAGGACATTTAGATTTTTTAAATACGGGTTTCACTACTTTACTTAAAGGTCATTTAGAAAATGTTCATCCTTCTTCTGTTAATAATTGGTTAATAGCTGAGTCAAAATGGTTTCAAGTTGATCCTAAAGATTTAAAAAGTTCTTTAAAGGGAATGTTTAAAAAATATAAAGAATATTCTATAAAGGGTAAAAAACAAAAACAATATGTTAAAACTAATTTTAGTTGGGATAAAATGCATACTCTTATCCATAATATATTAGATGATAAAAACAAGGTTCCGGAAATGGCTCAACAAGTAGAATTAAATATTCCTAAACTTAAAAAATTATAATTAATATGAATTTCGATGAAATAATAGATTGCCCCAGATCTGGAGGTGACTTATGTTATAAAACAGAAATAAATAAAGATATTACCAATTATTATAGTTTATCTTGTGGTTTTTGGACTAATACTTTAATGTTAGAGGGTTCTGAATTTTACGAAGAACAAGTAAGTATTTTACCTGAAATTTACAAAGACTTAGCATGGATTGATCCAAAAACTAAATTAGTATGGCTTCCTAATACTGTTAACGTTAAGGAAAATGGAATGGTATTCGCCTCAGGTACAGATATAGAAAATTGGAATTGGGGTGCAGTAAAAGCGATTTCAATACCAAAAGAAGAACAAGAAAAATATAAAGGTGAAAAATACAGAGCCGATATGACTACCATAAAATATTTTAAAGAACGTGATTTTATGGATGCTCTTTCGTATATTGGGTTATTACCAGAATAGATATGAAGATAAGTTATGCGATAACAGTATGTAATGAGTTTCTTGAAATACAGAAAC